AAGTTGTAATCACCTTCTGGTAATATGACTAACTCCTGTCCGTCTTCTTCGATGGAATCATTCCAATCCATCAACATGTTTTTATTTTCTTCCATGATTATTGTTCTCCTTTTTCATTTTTAATAGTATCTACAATCTTCTTCCAATTCGGGATAATCCAGCGTGTAATGAAATCATCTGAATAATCACTAATTGGTGTTTCTACTTCATAGTGTCCTTTGGCGGCTACTACTTTCTGTAATTGTTCTTCTGTAATATCGTCTTCTTCAAGTTTCTTTTTAAGCTGTTCTACAAATGCTAAGGTTGTTACGTCTTTTGAGTTATAGTCCATTACTTGTTCAGCTGGCACATCATATATTTCAAATAGGTGTGCGATAGCTTTGAAATCCAGCTCTAGTTCTTCTGGTAAATCGAATCTGTTCTTTGCATCGTAAGTTGGGTTATGTGTGGTATATAGAACACGCTTGCCACCTTGTGCTTTTTTCTTATTGGTATCGGTTGTAACGACATAAATCTTGTAATTGACAAAGAATAGTGCATCACTCCACTCTTTGATTAATGGTGCTACTTGTCTTGACAGTTTCATCTCGTAGCGATCGAATGATCCTTGTTCTTCTGGTAGTTCAAATTTACGTGGTTTGGCATGCGCTGTAATCACGACATTGATCCCTACTTCAATCAACTGGTCAAGCAGTGATAACAGCCTTGCATATTCATCAACTAAATAGACATAGCCTTTCCCGTATCCGAAGTCTTCGATATTGTTTTTACGATACTTTTCACATACTGCATTGGTACATAACGTTTCAGACCAGTCAGCTGTATCGAGTACGACTGTCTTACAAATATGTGGATTCGCATGTATCTCTTTTACAATCGCGATTAGTTCATTCCATGATTTATTACATTTGATTCTTCTTACATCTAAATTACTTGTTCCGCCCTCTGTATCTAGAAATAGTGGGTCTGGAAATTGACTAGCAAATGTAGACTTCCCGATTCCTTCCGGTCCATAAATGACGATTTTCTTAGGACGTTGTTCTTTTCCTTCGATAATATTCAACATTTTATTTTTCTCCTTTTTCTATTGTTGTTACCTCTTCACGAGGATCTGTGTTTGGAACTAGAATCATTGAACCTGTCTGCATTGTGATATATGGTCCGATAATGCTAGTGACTTTATCTTTTCCGATTCGCTTGGTCAGTTCGGTAATTCCTGCGACTTTTTGTGCTGTGTATGAATCAATTCCTAACTCTTCACAAGCCTTGATCAATCCAGGTTCGTCCGTTACTTTTCTTGAAACTCGGGCGTGAACTAACTTATAATCCGACCACTTATATCCACGTTTCGCTTTCTTTAGCGCGTAAGATTTGATGTCTTCAGCAAACTGGATCATCTCATCAAGTTTTGGTAGTAACGTTTCAATGTCACTATCCGTAAGAGCTGTGATTGGCATATTGGAATTATTGAATGTTTCCATCATGGCATTTGCTCTAACTGCACAAGTTTCTCTACCGGAACAATAACGACAATGTTTACCTGGATTTCCATTTGGCGTCTCTACTCTGGTGCTTATAACTGCCGGAACTAAAACGTCTGACTCAAACTTCAACAACTCATCAATCGACATTTCGCAATCGTTTGTGTTATTGATGACAGGTTGGTAAATTACAAGTCTTATGTTTTTCACTGGATATAAAGCTTTGTATGCCTTGTAAAAGTAAAGAGCATAAATCGCAAGTTGTGTGTTGAATGTTCCAGCTTCATGATCAAATGCATACACCGGTGATCGTCCTGTCTTTAAATCAATAACTGTGAGTGTTCCACCATCTACTCCGGAGATAATTCCACAGTCTAATGTACCCCTTGCATCTTCATCAAAATCCATATCCAGCAATTGTTCGATAACAACAAATGGTTTTGTTTCAGATCGTTTTTTCTCATACTCAATGGTGTTAATAATGTAGTCTGCATAACCATCTGCAATGTCCTGCATCTCTTCTGAATACATATCAAGTTCTTTAATTAGGTCATCGATTGCTTTCACTTCACTGTCATAATCAACTAGACCTAATGACTTACTGATTAGTGCAGCACCTAGCTCGTGGCATTGTGTACCGTACTCAGCTTGTGGACTTGTTTCTTGGTTTGTTCCATCGTTGAATACAGTACTTAATGGACAATTTAACCAGATACTACTTTTACTTGGGCTATACTTTCTACTGTGAATCGTTGGGCTTCTTGACATCTTTCTCATCTCCTTTGCTTGTGTCTTCTGGAAGCAACATTACTTCTAAAGCCAATGTTTTAGCTGTTTTACTGATCAATAGCAACACTTCAGCTAAATCCTTATCTGTAAGGAATGGTTTATTGGCTTGTGTTTCTTTTTTCATTTCAAAACCTCCTTCACTAGATGAATGGCGAGGTTTGTCGTGGTTTGCCAATAATTATTCAAATTTCTTTATTTTTTCTTTGAGTTCCTCGATAAGTTGCTTCCTCCTAAGCTGTACAAGACTTCTTGATTTCTTGATAACTCCAGCGATAGCAGCATCCGTTTTTCCTTCATTAAATAGTTTGATGATTTGTTGATCAGTTGGTTCGAGTTCGTCGACAAGACTCCATATAAAATCTAACTGAGATTGTTCCGCTTCTTTTTCTTGTTCAGCTTCAAAGCTCCCATCAGCAAATTCAAATTCAAAGTTGTCGTACATGTAATCTATAGATATAGGAAAGCCAGTTCTTGTATATGGACACTGACTGCAATCAGCTCTGCATTTCACAAGACCAAACTTCTCTGATGGAACCATACATCTTGATTCGGTGTCTCTTCGTTTTCGTTCTTTACTTTCTTCATTTCGATGCCAATGGTAATACTCCTCAGTACATGGGATGAATCGAAGATCACCATCACCGTCTTTCATAGGTACCCAGCATGGTAATGTATTACTCGGATCACTTTGTAATGCTTCTACACTCCCATAACCGTGAAGTTTAGGATTTTGGTTCTTTAAATCCTTTGATAATTTCATAAAAAAATACCTCCAAATCAGATTTTTATTCTGAAATGGAGGCACTTGTCTCGTATTTTTTAGGCAGTTCAATGGCGTAGTAAAGAGAACGGATATGTGCATCCATTTCAATTTACAGGCCAATCCTCACAATAGATTGAACTGCATGATTTAATTTTTTTTGTACCTCATTGTGACCAGCTGAGCAAAGGCTGTGAAGTATCGGCTAGGTTAGCTAAATCCTAGTTCGTGGTTAGTATACTATAAGTGGTATTTGCACTTTCGTAATTCATTACGAGCAATAAATGCAAATAAAAAAGGCCATCAATAGCCAATATTCTACAATTGGTTTTTGATGACCTATAAATTTAATGCAATGCACTATATTAAAATTCGTAACAGGTTACGAAAAAAATTATGGAAGTTGAGGTTGATTTGCCTCTTCTAAGTACTCATTCCACTTATCTAACCCTTCATCATAATGACGTTCTATTAGCCCACAATAAATGAGATCGATTGGATTCATAGTGTTTATATTTATTCCAGCTTTTGAAATAAGTTGATATGCTACTCTAGTATGAATTCTCAACCCCGCACATATTGCAAGTAGCTTCTCTTTTTGTGGACTGGGGTTTTGGCCAGTAACATACGATTTAATTGTCTTATCTTGGACAAGACTTAATTTCTGAATATTATGATAATTCGGTTCACCACTTGAATGGATATATCCCATTTCAGTAATTACTGTTAGTAAATCCTCATGGAAGTCACCATTCATTTTTTTAAGCAGTTCTCTCGAGTCATAAATATCAGCTATTTCATTGGCAATTTTTACAACCTTTTTGTTGTTCTTTGATTCCTTATCGTAATCAGCAGATACGTATGAATCTTTATTTTCAGGACGACAAAGGAAATTCATTGATTGAAAATAATTATATAACTTGCTATTCGATTCTACTTCTTGCTTTTTGAAAGTAAAGGCACACTCTTGAATATTCTCTAGAGCATATTGAGTTAATCTCTTTTTTCCTTCTTCATTTATGTAAACATAGTCTGGTGAGTTTACAACTAAGAATCCATCAACATATGTGATTTTTCCTGAACTTGATAGCTCTGCTAATTCCGGATTGCTAATTACTTGTCTAACCGAATCAATAAAATCAATAACATATGTTTGGTTTTTCTTAATTGTTTCTGATTTTATTTTAAAACTAGGCACTTTCTTCGAGTTAACGTAATTGTAAATTCCTGCAACATCACTAACACCTAAATCAATGAGTCTTATTTTTGCAGCCTGTTTGGAGACATTAAAGAACTCTGATAATTGTTTAACCACTTGTTCTAATCTTTCTAAATCTGTGATATCAGGATCAAAAAACTTTAGTTCATTCATAAATTGATCATACATGATCTTAAATGTAGCTTTAGGCATTAGTATTCTAGAAGCAAGTGCACTCGCTTGCCATTCCATAAGGGATTTTGCTTTCATTTCCTCTGTGGTTAGGTTTTGACTACCACTTCCAAGAATAGAAACAATCGAATTATTAGTCGCATCAATTATTTTCTGAATTTGAAAATATTTAGTGTGATATTCGATGTGAACACATTCGTGAATTACAGTGTTGTTATAACTTCCAAAGTTTCTTAAATTTATAACATCTGGATCAATAAGTATGGTTTTTTCATGAACATCTACTGGTAAAATCTCTCTCTCTTGAATATAAACATCTTCAACTGATGAACCAAAGTAAGCTTTACCAAATACACTATCTCCTAATGGTGCATTGTATAAAGTAACTCCCATTCTTTTAAGAACTAAATCGATAGGTAAAGCCATCGGTTTTTTCAAAGCTTCTTTACAATATTTATTTAAGAAATCAGTTGCTCTCTTATCTAAATCGGTACGTGGAATATACGGGATAGCAAAATTGGATAGTCCTTTTTTATACTCATACTCGTCTGAAATATATTCTTCTACATCAGTGATCTCAAAATCAGACAAACCATCAACAAAGTCTGCATGACATGTAATTATAAATCGATGATAAACACTATCATACTCGTAATCAAAGCTCTTATCCCCTTTAAGTAGGAAATCTGCTCTAACACGTAGTTTAAACTCTGTTTTTTCTTGAAAGATGTCATCTCTAAACTTAATTTTTTCAACTGAAATTTCCTCTAACTTAATTTCACTTGGTTCCGGTACACTATCAGTTTTCAAAGATACTGATGATTCGTTTTCTTCATAAAAGTCTAAAATGCTCGAATAAATTAGATCATAATATATATCTTCAATATGTCTTTCTAATAGTTTTTTGCTCATAAGTACACCTCTATCATAAAAAAAGTACCTGATGTAATTTGCGTATGGAGTATACTATATTTTACCATTTTTTCAGTTTCTTGTATATCGTTCTGTCATTGTATAGACAAATAAAAAAGGACTCACTCAAATTAGAGTCAAGTCGCTTATTTCATTAATCTTATTATTCTGTATTTTTCCAATGGGTTACTAACCATATTATAAAGCCCACAATTGACATAATTAATGCTCCATCAAAATTTAAGACAAATCTAATAATACCTAATAAAGACGCTGTTAAGTTATCTACTTGTGGAACGACTTCATCAATTACGTTATTTATAATTCCTGTTGTAGCATTTCCAATTACAATCATTAGATATATACCTATGAACCAATTTAGAGGTCGTGTTATAAATTTTTCATCCATATCAATTATCTCTTGGGAATACTTCTTCCAGTGTTCTTCCATCTATAGTCTTCCAGGTTTTCCATCCATTACTACTACCCAAAGAAACTATTTTAGCAGCTCTACTTGGTGAACTAAATCCGTAGTCCTTAATAAAAGTAAGAATATTATTCCGATCTTCAATAACACCTTCTCCAATAAGTTTATCTCTAAATTTCAACTCATTAGAGACACGTTTATGTTTGGTTGGTTCTTTTCTAGCTATTGATCCTTTGAGAACAATAAATTTTTCATCAACAAAAATTCCTTGTGCATCCCATAAATTATCTTTGCTCTTGAAGTAGAAATAAGTCTCTTCATGTAATTGCTCTTTTTCAACTTCAGCAGCAAACACATTAAAACCGAGCGACTTAACAAGTGTCTTGATTGTCTCAAAATACACTAAGCACTCATTCATCTTTGACTCAGGAATAGAAGTGTACTTATCGCCATTTCCATTTTCAACTTTGAAACGATCTGTCTCAAGAGCTTTTTGAATCATTAATTGTTCTAGATATGTCAAATGAGCTTTATCAAATGTCCCACTAAGATTCTGAATTGTATAGACTCCATTCCAGAAGTCTTTCTTCTTTTTGTGATCCTGCAGTCTCGTATAAATGTTTTCTGATTCACCAATATAAACCATCTTGTCCCCTGCTGAATCAACACCAACTAAAATATAGCAACCAATATTATCAAGATCAACTTTCCTACTTTCGATTTCCGATTTTGCGACATACACAATTCTTATTGCCTCTGTTGTTATACGTGCTTGGCTAACTTTACTTGCGTCTCCGGTAGGTAAATAAATCTCTATTGTTTTGGCTAATATCATGTTACCCCTACTTTCTTAATTTTTTGTAAAGCTCTTTTGCCATAGCATCCATAACTCTGTCATAGAATGATTTATCAGTAAAGAGTTTTTCAAATGAATCATGATTCTCAGTGAACAATCTCAATGCAATGTCCTTAAACTTGTCCGGGAATAAACTATTGATAAACATCTCTGGGTTATTGTCTTTAGCATATTGAGCATATTTCTTAACTTCTGGATCGTTCATAAACATTTCAAATATACCAGAAATGATTACTTTATCACCATCTGTAAATTGTCCCATATACTGCTCATTTACCTTATCAATTATACTTTGCAAAGTATCTTTTGATTTTGGTTTTCGTTTAGCGTTCACGGTTTGCTCAGGTTTTAAATCTACCGATGTTTTTTCTAACTCAATACTTCCTTTATAAGTTTCCTTAAGTTTAGCAAATTCAAGTGTAATCTTATCATCAATACTAATTTTTTCAGCTGTATCTTTCGGAAGTAAGTTAATTAAGTAAGAAATGAACATGAATTCCTTAAAAAGCTCCTTGTCATTAATTCTAACAATTTGTGTTATGTAGGAATATGCATGGTTAAATTTTCTCAATAAATCTCTATATTCATACTTCTGTTTTTCAGATAATTCTAGATACTGATTAATCACTGGTTTTAAGATGCTGGTTACACGACCTAGTGCTCTTTCATCTTGTTTTTTACCAGCTTCAATTTTAATTTTTGCAAATGTATCAACATCTTGGTCGTTATATAACATATATTGATGAATCTTGATTCTTAAATCATAAATACGATTGTAATCAGTTTGTCCATCTAAGTAAGTAGTTTCATAGAAAGGTTGGAATGACTTTTTCATATCTTCATGTGTGTTTACAAAGTCCATTACAAATGTATCTACTTTGCCAGGATAAACTCTATTTAACCTCGATATCGTTTGGACCGCATTAACTCCATGTAGTTTCTTATCAATGTACATTGAATGTAACAAAGGTTCATCAAAACCTGTCTGATATTTATTGGCAACTACTAATATATTAAATTCATTACTTCTAAATGCTTTTCTTAATTTCTTATCTGAATTAATGTAATGGCCATCTTGATCTTTGTTCATCTCAGCCTCACGGTAAGATTTACCATCAAGTTTTACTTCACCTGAAAAAGCAACTAAAACACCAATATTGCTTGTCATACGAGGATTTTCTTTCAGATATTCTTTAATTGCTAAATAATATCTGACAGCATTTGGTCTTGAATCAGCAATTACCATTGCTTTAGCCTTTCCCTCTATTCTAAACTGTCCATTATTAAGAAAATTATCCATTATAAGTTCTGTCTTTTTATGAATAGTAAATCCGTGCTCCCTGTAATATCTTACTAAAACTCTTTTAGCTTGTCCTTCGATAACTTCTGGATTATCTAGAGTTGTTCTAACAATCTTGAACTGATCTTGTAATGTTGTATAAAACTTGAGAACATCTAAAATAAATCCCTCTTCAATAGCTTGTCTCATAGAGTAAACATGGAAAGGCTTATGCTTTTGAGTGGATGGATTAAAACGACCAAACAACTCTATAGTCTTATTCTTTGGAGTTGCTGTAAATGCAAAGAATGATTGATTACTATGCTGTCCTTGAGCTAAAACTTCAGCAACAAGTTCATCAGTGTCGTCAACCTCATTCTCGTCAATACCTTCCATCTCTGCATATTCTTGAATAGCAACTTTCTTGTCAATCAATGCTCTGCGAAGTGTTTTTGCACTGGCTCCTGTTTGACCTTGATGCGCTTCATCAACAATTATGGCAAATTTACGGCCATCCATATTATCAAAGTCTTTATATGCAAATAAAAACTTCTGGATAGTACATATTATGATTCTTTTCTTATCGTTTATTGCTTCAGTTAATCCTCGAGATCTTTTTTTATCATCTATCGCTTCTACTAATCCTGCTCTATGTTCAAACCCATTAATTGTATCTTGTAACTGTGAATCAAGAACGATACGGTCTGTAACAATAATCACAGAATTAAATATTGGTTGATCACTTATATCATGTACTGATGCTAACCTATAAGCTATCCACGCGATAGAATTTGATTTTCCACTACCTGCGCTATGTTCAATTAAATATTTTTGTCCTACACCATTTTTTTTGACATCATTTAGTACTTTTTTAACAACATCGTACTGATGGTATCTTGGAAAAATTACTTTTTTTGTACCCTTTGGATTTGATATAAAACGATGCAATATATCAATCACTGAATCCTTTGAAAAAATATCTTCCCATAAATATGATGTGGTATAGCCTTCGTTATTTTGAGGGTTTCCTGCACCACCACTTACACCTGCACCATTTGAACCTTGATTAAACGGCAAGAAGTCTGTCTTTGGTCCTTCTAATTTAGTTGTCATCCAAACATCATATAGGTCAGCAGCGAAATATACTAAGATTCTATGATTGAATTGGAAAATGAACTCTTTAGGGTCACGATCGTATCTCCATTGATGTATGGCATTTCTATAATCTTGACCTTTTAATTGATCCTTAAGTTCAATAGCAGTAAATGGAATTCCGTTAATTGAAAGAACCATATCAATAGTATTCGTGTTATACGGAGAGTATGCAAATTGTCTTGTAACTCCTAAAATATTATCTTCATAACGTTCCACTAATAAAGGATTGAGTTCTGTTTCTGGTTTAAAGAAGCAAACAAAAAGGTCGATACCCATGTCTTTGATACCGTTTCTTAACACGTGTAGTAATCCGTGATTATGAATTGAATCTTCTAGTCTTCTATAAAGTTTATTAGGAGCATCATCTCCATAATATTTTTCATATCTTTCCCATGATTTACTTTGTGTCTTTTTGATAAACTCCACAAGAACATCTAGATAGATACCTTTGGAGACATCATATCCATTCATTGTTAATTTTCTATACTCATTAGAGTTTAATAAATGTGATTCAATGTCTTGTTCAAATCTTTTTTCATTATCTTGCATAGTATTACTCCTTAACCTTCCCAAAATATAGTTTATATGCTACAAAAGAAATCAAGCATATAGAAAATACAGAAATTACAATCCAAGAAATAATAATGATATTTTCTTGGAAAAACATTATTGTTGCACTAATTCCAAACCAAACTAATGTTGATATAACGAAATATGCAAAAGACATAATTTTTGAGTTAAAGAAACCTAGTAAATTGAATATCAAACCTACTAAAGCGTAGGATAAAATGAAAGTGAATGATTTCACTAGAATCTCAACAAATGGTGAAAGTCCAAAATCAGTTAAACTTAACTGGAATAACCATAAAATAAACTTTATAAACTCCCCTGTAAATTCTAGTAGGTACCCAAATATTCCCGTAGCAATCAGAAACAGTAATAAAATAGCTCCTAAAGCAGACTTGATCTGATCCATCTAAGAAACTTCCTTTTTACCAGTAACATATTCATAGATTATAGTTTTCTTGTATTCGTTAAGCTCTTCAATTTTATTAATCTTAATTGCAATAAGTCTATCTAGTTTTTGAGTTTTATCATCTAAATATGCAACAATAGCATCTTGCTCATCTCGTGGTGGTAACGTTAGAGAAAACGAGTTGTATTTTTCTGCACTGATGTTTTGAATTGTTGACTGAATAAATATATAGTTTTTCCACATGTCCCAAATGGAACTTTTAGTGTAATAGTATAAGAAATGGTGATTCACTTTATTTTTATCAAATCTACCATTAATTAGATAACCTGCGAATACGCAATTAGTATCTTCTTGTGTTACCATATATGTTTTCCCAGAAGTTGCACCACTTCGTGCAAATAATATATCACATTTTTGTACCATATATTTTTCAGCATCATCGTGTGTATAAGATTGTTTGCTAGAATCTTCAGTGGTCAAGTTATCATCTTGAATATCTGTTATTCGAATATATCTAGGAAAATTATCATCATATTTTTCTCCACTTTTGTTAGAACCATAAAATAAAGGTATTCTTAGTAAATCTTTTAGTCTACAAATAACATAACTCTTCGGAACTCTTCCTAACCATGTAACACCACTATCCTTCATATCAACAAACGTATCTAATCCTTTTGTTACTTTTTCACTAATTAGGGACTTTTTGTAATCATTCAGATTATCGATTTGATATTTCTGATTTGTTATTAACTCATCTACTTTAGATAGTTTCTTGTTAAGTTCATTTACAATTTGTATTTGCATATCATATGATGGGAAGGGTATCTCATAATTTAAAACTGATTCTGTATTAATAGTCCATCGATTATCAAATGAAACTCCCTTTCCGTGAGCAAACATAGCCATAGTCCAATATTGAATTTTAAAGTAATAATCAAAGTATTTTGATGATAGTTTTACTTTGCTTCTTAAATTTATATATGCAGGACTTATTACTCCTTCAATTTCAGATACATTACAGTTTGCTCCACTATATAAATCCATAGGATTAATAAGTAAATCACCGGGTAAAATAGGATTATAATCATAATAACTTTCTGCAATTTGACCTTCATTAGTGGTTATATCTCTAATTTGAATAGAATCTCTTGCTAACTTCAATATAACCGGGTTATCTTGTTTAGCTTTTTCTTTAGAAATATTGAAACAATGTTTCACTTTCTTAATCTCCCATGATTTGGGTATTGATGGAATCCATTCAATACCTGTACTTAAAAAATCATTCATTTCCAAACAACTCCTTCATTAGTAGGGTTTCTTCGTCTTCAAGTTTTTTGATGTATGCAAATAACTCTGAAGATGCTTTTGGTGGAATGAACTTATAAAACAACCTTGTAAATGGAATTTCATATCCTATTTTATCCTTACTTCGATCCATCCAGGCATTCGGATTATATGGTAATACATGTTCTTTAAAATATAGGTTTATATCATCTTGTAATGATATTGACTCACTATCTCTCTTTTTAGAATCAGGGACTAGTTTACCTTTCTTTTTAATAGGTTTACCATTTTGATCTAATAGAGGTGATTCAATGGTCACTTTTGTAAAACCAAAGAATTTGTTCTCAAAAATTTTTGATTCTACAATCAAATCCTTCTTTTCATATATTCTTTCTTTAAACTCGGTATATGCTTTAATTATTAAATCTATCGATAGATCATCTAAATCTACACGTTTATTTCCGATATTTTTTCTTCGTTTGACGAAGCATTTTGAAGCATCAATCAACTGTATTTTTCCCAAGCGTTCATGGGATTTATTTTTTGAGACTATCCAAATATATGTTGAAATACCAGTATTATAAAAAAGATCAGTTGGCAACTGGATAATCGCCTCCAATAAATCACTTTCAATTAGATATCTTCTTATTTCACTTGGACCGCTTCCAGCATCACCCGTGAACAAAGCAGATCCATTCTGAATAATGGCCATTCTTCCTGAACCTTCTTTAAGTTTCTTAACACCATTTAGCAAAAACAACATCTGTCCGTCGCTTATTTTAGGAAGTCCTGGTCCAAATCTTCCTTCAAATCCCATCCTTGAGTATTCTTGTTTCACGTGTTTAGACTCTTTTTTCCAATCAATTCCAAATGGTGGATTAGAAATTATATAATCGAACTCATAACCAAAAAACTGATCATCGTTCAATGTATTTCCAAATTTCATATTTTGTGCATTTCCACCTTTTATCAACATATCTGCTTTAGCAATTGCAAATGTTTCCGGATTAAACTCCTGTCCGAATAGTGACAATTTAGATTCTGGATTTATCTCAATCATTTTTTCATCCAAACAACCAAGCATCTGAGAAGTCCCCATTGCCATATCATATGCAGTTTTAACTAAACCATTAATTTTTATATCTTCTTTTTCATTAGCTATCAACAATTCTGCCATCAAGTAAATAATGTCTCTTGATGTAAAATGTGCCCCTGCTTGCTCATCATATGATTCAGAAAATTTTCTGATTAACTCTTCAAAAATATACCCCATATCTGTTGAAGTGATTTTGTCAGGATGCATGTCAGCTTTCTTAGAGTTAAATTCTTGAACTACAATGTATAAAACATCTCCTCTACTCATTGTATCAAGTGTTTGCTCAAACTTGAAATTAGCTATTATATCCTTAACATTATCAGAGAAGCCCTTGATGTAAGTATCGAAGTTCTCAGCAATATGCTCAGAATCAGCTAATAAGTTTTCAAATGTAAATGGACTAATATTATAAAAATCATATCCTGTTTTTCTACATAGTAAACCTTCTTTAACAGCCTCTATCGTTTTTTGTTCATCAAGTTTTCTACTAAGTGCTAGTACTTCCTGCTTAGTTTCCTTAAGCGCGTCATCAAAACGCTTTAAAACAGTCATAGGAAGTATTACCTTTCCATACTCATGTGGTTTAAATAAGCCAACTAGATGATTTGCAATAGCCCATATTAAGTTAGCTTTTTCTTGTATATTTGTAGTTGTTAATTTGTTGATTTCATTTGTTGTCATTTGCTTTATCCCCTATCATATTATTTTGAGTAAATAGTTCAAATAGTTTCTTCTTAGCTTTAATTGTGGGTTCGTGTTTTCCATTCTCCCATCTATTGACCGTAGAAAACGATACACCTAATATTTCAGCTAGTTCAGTTTGAGAAATTATCAATACTTCTCTCAACTCTTTTATTAACTTAGCATAATCCATAGTTCACACCTCATCTTGTGGATTTTGTCTATAGCATCATTATAGCACTTTTATCACAAGAAAACTATATGAAAATTGTAATCGTGTAAATGCATTTTAAATCGTGTATTTCAAAATGTAATCGTGTAGAAATTCCATGCAAAATGTGAAAATCGACTAAAATCAGAGTGCTTTATTGTCTTTCTAATTTTTCAAAAATACCGAAACGGCCCCATATAGCGCAAAAAAAGGCCTGATACGATTGTATCAAACCTATGCTTTCAATATGGAGCGGGTGATGGGAATCGAACCCACGTCTTCAGCTTGGAAGGCTGAGGTAATAGCCATTATACGACACCCGCTTATTAAAATGGTCGGGAAGACAGGA